TTTGGTAAAGACATTGCTTCTAAAATCTTTTCTGGCGCCAACTTTCTTTTAGATTTTGTTAAAGAGAAGTTTCAAAATGTCATAGGTTTCTTCAAAGATTTATTTTCATTCAAGCCAGGCGATAGTTTTGCAACTAAGTTTATAGATATCATTCTGGCACCATATAACCTTGCAATCAATTTTATCAGAGATATCTTTGGGTTTGGTAAAGATGAACAAGGTAATGTTAAACCTTTTAGTCTTGGTAAATTTATCATGGGTATTGTTGATGATGTCATAGATTGGTTTGGTAGTTTCTTTGATTTTGACATAGGTGGTTTAATGTCTGGCGATGGGGATGCTATGAAATCAGTTCTGAGGGCGATGTTACCAGCACCAGACTTTCTATCTTTTACGCTACCAGAAATAAGTCTCGGCCCTCTTGGTAAGTTTGGTGGACAAAAAATAAATCTTAATCCTATACCAGATGGATACTATAAAATGGCAGGTATTGATCCTAAAACTGGTTTAGATGTTGAGACAAATAAAAATGCAGTAGAGAGTGTTACTACAGACCCAGTTGCAGAAGCAGAAAAGAAAAAGTTTATCACTGGTTCAGAACAAATGAAAAATCAACAAGGACTGGCAGGACAAACTACGATAATTGATGTAAGTGATAAAAAGAAAATAAATCAGCCAACCACAACATATCAAGGGCAGTCATTGTTATCAAACAACAACCGCCCCGATAGTACAGTTCATGCTTTCTACTAGTTAGATGCTAATTTCTCAAAGTATGACATAGTATCGTCATCTTCTTCCTCGGCCTTTTGGGCCTTATTATTGAAATCATCAGCACTCATAATAGGTTTAGTATCAACAACTGGTTCTACTGGATCATCCATAATAGATTCTGCTGTCTTTGCAGTTACAGTTCCAGATAGAACGACATCTAGACGAGTCTTGAGTTCGTCATAAGATTTAAAGTTAGTCGGTGCAAGAAACTCTTGTAAGTCATGTTGACTATTAAAGACTTCTTCCATCTTCTCATCATTATCAAACAATGCAGATGGGGCATCAAACTCTGACTTATCATAGTTCCAATAACCATCTACTTTTCTGATTTTAAGTTTGAAGTTTGCACCTTCATCCAAATCAAAAGCATTTAGAGGTTTCTCATCTTCAAATGCTGGTGTTGCGGCCTCTGAGATTTTATCCCAAATCTTTTTACCATATCTGAACAAGAAAACTTTACCTTCGTTCTCTGGATGTTTAGGGTCACTTACGACATAGATATTTGAGTAGTAAGACAACTTTCTCTTTTGTTTACGAGCAAGTTCCTTATCTGACTCTACACCACTGTTCCACAATGCAGTATTGTGTTCTGACACTGGATCTTTTTGCCCAGGCAAAGTAGTAAGAGAGTTCTCAATATACCACTGTCCAGTTGGGCCTTGAAATGCATGAGAATACAATTTTACCCATGATTTCGTCATGTCGGTTGCAGGCAAGAAACGAATGACAGCGTAACCATTACCAGATTTATCTAGTTCTGGTTTCCACATTCTTTCGTCTACATATGATTTTTTCTCTACTTGAGGTTTATCATCTTCCTTGATTGCACCAAGTAGTTTGTCCAAGGACTTGGACTTTCTATACTCTTCTAATGACATTTTATACTCCTTTTTCGTATGTTTCGTATGTTATCGTTTGTATATTTGTGCCTGTAGTTTCAATCCATTCATTACGATCATCAATCTTATAGAACTTCGTATTAGGAAACTCTTTAAGTATAGTCTTAAATTGATTATCCCAGTTTATAGTATTGAAACCTTTGGCGGTTTCGGATACATAATTCATTGTACCCTTATACATGTTATTTATAGGTTTACCATAATCATTTCCATCAAAACCTACCATGTATAATTCTGTTGCACCACTTTGACATGCAAGATGTATCGCAGTGTTCCCACAAGACCATCCTTTTGGAAACTGTATGGTTTCTACCATATCTTTAACATCTACATGTGTAATATATAATCCTACATTATAAGATAACTTTTCTCTCAAGTCATTCTCATCTAAATTAGGATTAAGTGCCATATATTCTTTTATTGTATTTTCTACAGATTCTTGTGTTTTACCTTGAACTACACAACCACTGTTAATTTCTCTTTGTTCTGTTTCGTGTATCTTACCTTCTTCCCATCCCATAATCAGACTTTCTACGCCAAACTCTGGTGGTAAAACTTCCCAATCTGTAAAATAACATTTATTCTTTTCTGCATATCCACTTTCGTATATCTCTTGTTGCATATTATAGTCTACAGAAACTAGATTGTCAACATCTAAATCACGATAGGCTGCATTACATCCCCAAGTGATTGTCCACTCGTTATGTGACATGACTCTTCTAGATTCACCATTTCCGTAAACTATATGTTTCATTTGGACATACTTCTTGTTATCTCACCCTCAGCATTATTACTTTGCACTGAATATTCTGCCTGTTCTCTATTAAAGAATCTTTCTTCTTTCTTGAAGTTTAGTTTGTAATGATCTCTATCTGATAGATTTGCAAGTATATTAAATGCAAGACTTACTCTAGTGTGTTCTGTATTATTCTTTGCAAACCCATGATACAAGTATGAGTTAAACATAATCAAAGAACCTTTTGTGCATGGAAAAGCAAGTTGATTCTGAAAGTTTGGATTACCTCTGTTATAGTGTTTTCTCAATGACATAAATGGGTCAGTATTAAATGCAACCTTTTCAAAAACCAAAGGTGGATGCTGTGGAACAGACTCAAAGTAATATACACCACTGATAATAGAATTACCATGATTATGTGTATTCTGATGTGAGCCTGGCTTTGCTTCGTTTATCCAACTCTCATGTATCCAATATTCATCGTATGCAATCTGCATGACATTATCAAGATAGTCTTTTGTACATTCCTCAAACCAAACTTTTAAATCTTTCATCTCTGGTTTTTCTACGATGTTTGGTAACTCATCACCAAACTGTGTAGTATTAGGATTGTTACCACCCTGACCAACAAATTTAAAATCACTCTTGTAAACTGGTGGATTAGGATTATTGTAAATCTTAATTACACCTAGAGGGAATATTGGAATGCCACCATTCATAATTTTAGTCCACTAACTATTTCTGTATATGCCTTATTTATGTCTGGATTAGACTTTGTGACCATCACAACACCACCAGCACGAAAGATTGCACTTTTAGCGTTCTCTTCGCCTGTCATACAAACACCTCTTGCAAATCCCATTTTACCTTCTGGCGTATTTACAATCATTTTTGGATTATCTAGATGAACACCAGTATCATCATTCTTGTCTAATCGACCAACAAACTCACCAGCGTTGGTCAGAACTGTAACTAAATCACCTTTGTTCATCTTTTCACCCTATATCCTTTCGGCCACATTGGTTTCCTCATAGAGAGTTCTTTTACTCTCTCCATAAGTTCTTTGTTTTTAACAACCAATTCTGCATTGTTAAACTCCAAAGTTTTAATGCGATCTTTCATAGTGTCGCACTTTGCTTCAAAAAAACCTTCACTTCTTTTTGACATAATTACCATCCTATCTATGCCTGTTTAAATTATTAGAATCATAGTATCACAAAACCCACCTAATGTCAACTACTAAATTGGTAATTTTGCATGTTTAGGTAAGAAATGTAAATCTCTTGCATTTGCTTCAATCTTTTCTTTTAGTCCTTTACTGATTAGTCTTGCAACTGTATCAGGCTCTATATTCTCTGTGTGACAATAATCTAATACAGCATCCATATGTGATATATTTTTCTCTTTTGCAATAGACTCTATTTTCATAGAGAATGATTTAGAGTTTTGTTTAAATTTCATTCGTGTTCTCCACCAACATCGTTTGGATCTAGTGGTATTCTTTTACCATTGTGATATATCGCTCTTGAACGACTTGGTGTACGATAACCCCAATCCATGTCTCGTGTAACTTTGAATGTTGCAACTGTTACGACTATCGCACCAATAATAATTAAGTGAGCGATTGCAGTAAAACCAAATACCCACATACTACCAAAGTACATAGAAAATGCTACACACCACATCCATGCTAATATCTGCATGACCATATGTCTTACATTTAAGTCTGGGATATGTCTTAGTGGATTCACATCGGCGTTCATTACACCTTCCCAAGAATCATAAATAAATTTTCTCATTTCAACCTCATAAAAATTAAGTGGTGGTGTTTCTGTTTCCAAGTACACCACCGAAACTCAGTAGTATTAGGCTGCGAGAGCGTAATCTACAGATGCAAAATTATCGTTTGCATTTACTTTTTTGACCTATTAGGCAGTCATCCCACAATTCTACTCTCATCTATCTCTGTCTGTCGATCCTATTTCAGCCCCATCAAAAGCACATGATTAGAACAAAAGAAAGATTGGATCAAGTGGTGTATTAACACCAATTCTGTGATTACCTTTCCACCACTCATAAGTTCCCCAACTTAGCATGATGGTTATGAAGATCGCAATCATTATTTTACCCATGTAAACCCCATGTGTTTTTGGTGGAGCTGATGGGTACTGCCCCCATGTCCAGCCCAGCCTTTAACTCGTATCAACGAATTGTAAGTATATTTATATCATAACTTACATGGCATTGTCAAGTCTTATCTTTGTTCCTTGAATAATTTTTTCCATGCCTTTTAAATCTTTACCACTTGCAAGAACACACCCATATCCATTTTCATGTAATTCCACCACAGTGAATGCTTGTGTCTTTAAGTTTACTGATACAAATATTTTTACTTGAAACTCTTCATTACTAGTACGATCTACCATATCACCTAATCCGTTAATTATAGGTACTTGCGCCTGTACACTAGATAGTTTTGATATTAGCATATCTGATCTTTCACACACCAATGGTCTTTCAATCATGAATGGAAAAGGTGGTGCTGAAAATTCTTCGTATTTATATTTGTTTTCAAGTTCTTTGTCTTTTGGTTCATAAAGAGGGCTTTCTGTAGCAATAGATTGACATGCAAAGAAAGCCACAAAAAGAACCACTAGTAGGTTAGTTAGTTTTTGCACTTTCTTGCTCCTTTTGAGTGAAGTCTGCAACTGCTTGCTCCAACAAAGGTAAATACTCTTCCTTATCTTTTACGAACTCTTGGACAGTTCCATCTTCGGTTACGACAAGTATTACCACTTGTTGCACTGGAATACTTGTTCTTTCTTCAAACATTTCAGCGTATGCTGAACCTTGAATGTAGTAGTTTTCGTTCCATGAATCACTTCGTTCTTTAGTAGAGGTCTTAAAATCAATAATTGATAATACACCATCATACTCTGCGATACAATCGACTCTGCCTGCCACCTTATATTTATCAGAATATAACCCACACTCTTGTGATTTTATCATGTCAATTTTGCATAACGCCTCTTCGGCAAGTCGTGTGAATAGACAATAAGGCAGAAAATCTTTTTTTGCTTTGTTTATATCAAACTCGTTATTTAGAAAGTCCTCACACATATGGTGAACTTTAGTTCCACGAGTCATTGCTTGTCGTGACACATGGTTTGCAACTTCGTTACCAACTCTTTTACGCCACTCAAATAGTGCCTCTTTATTTCTTACTGATAATACTGTGGTAATAGACGGATATTCGTTTCCGTCTGGTGTAAGATAAAATCTTTTCTTATCTATATTTTTTGTTTTAAGTTCTGGTAGTTCAACTGTATCATGATTAAATGTTTTCATTTTAGGTTATACCTCGCATCCTTTCTACTAATCTATCTGCTCTGTTTGTAACTTGACGATACCACCTACTGTCAACCATTTCATCTGCGGCCTTATTCCAATCTCTGGCATCTACTCCTGCCTTCATACCTTTAAATTTAGATAATCTTGGATAGCCCATATTGAACATCATGTTCGCAATGATTTGCTGACACTCCTCTGGTAAATCATCAAAGTCCTCATATAGTGATTCACAATCACTTATAACTGTTTCTAAATCTGACTCAAACGCTTGAATTACTCTATCGTCTGTAATCTCTGTTCCTACTTCCATGCCATACTCTGGGTCACCTTCTATAATTAGATGGCCTATACCGAAAGTAGGCAAACCAAGATGATCAAGATATATCTCATGCTTGATACCCTCATCAATCTCTAGTTGTTTTCTTAATGCTACAATATCCATTATTCCATCCCTATTCCTAGTTTTGTTTTTTGAATTAAGTAGTTTCTTACGAACCCACTTCTTACTATGTCGCCTATAGTAAACTCTGTACAATTAAATTCTTTCATCTCTTCTGCAATCCTTAGAAAATCCCAAAGTCCATTTCTCTCATGTGTCTTTAGTAAGTCTGATTGACTAAAATCACCACAGAATGATATCTTAGAATCTTGTCCAAGTCTTGTTGTAATTGTGTCAAGTTCATGAAAATTTAAATTCTGACATTCATCAACTATAATTATTGCATTGTCAAAGGTCAATCCTCTCAAGAAAGATGTAGATAGAAAATATAGAGTTCCTTGATTTACTAACTTATCATACAACATTTGAAATGCTTGTTCATTTGGTTGTTCAAACATAAACTGAACCATATTAGAGTAAGGAACTTGATAGAGTGCAGACTTATCATTCTCATCGCCAGGCAAGAATCCAATCTCTCTTGTAGGTATCAAAGATCTAACTATAATAACTTTATCCCACTTTGTAGTGGTATCTAATACTTCTTGTAATGCAAGATACAATGATACGAATGTCTTACCAGTTCCAGCAGCACCATACAAGAATTGTGATTGACCAGTTTTCCAACTTTCAAATACAACTTTTTGGTTATCTGTAACTGGTTTTATATTAACCAAGTGTTTACTTGTAATTTCTAATTTTTTACTCATTTTCTACTCCACTTTGCATAATATCGCATAGGACTTTTTTCATTGTCGATTTCAAACTCTAACAAATCAAACCCATACTTATCTACAAAATATTTATTACTCTCCAAATCCCAAGGAAAATATTTTACATTATTTGGTGTCCAATTATTAACACCCATATTTTTAATATCTTTTTTTTGAAGTTTCTTGCCAGTATTTTGTCTCCAAAAAATAGTGTCACCACCATTAGTTATTTTACTTAAATGTTCTATTTGCATTTCTACATATTCTTTACTGTAAAAATTTATACTACCCAAAGCCAGATAAGTATCAAACTCTTTATGTGGTGTGTAATCTTCAAATTTTATCATCTCATCTGCAGCTTCATTATATGGATCAATCCCATATAGATCATCAAAATATGGTTTCCACATATTTGTACCACAACCTATATCTAATACTTTTGCATCTCTAGGAATCTTTCTTAAAAGTTCAAATCCAGTGTATCTATATTTGTAATATAAACTTTGGACTCTTTTTTCTATGGTATGTCCTTCTTCTGACAAATGAAAGTTCTCTGGTTTATACATCTTTATAAGTGTGTTTTTTCCCAACTACTTCTGTATTATTTAAATTATGTTTAGTTGATTTACTAACACCAACCCCTAATCTATTATCAATCTTTTGTCTTGCTTTCTTTTTCGCATTTGACTCACTATTACCATATCTCTCTGCAAGAGGTGAGTTTGGATGGGCCTCAGATATTCTCTGCATGTTTTCTTTCCATCCACTATCCTCTTTATGTGTCATTCCTTGAACACCACTTACAATCGCAGGGGCAACCAGAACTTGTCTCACATCTGGATTATCTTCTAAATACTTTTCTTTTTCTGCAATAGTCATGAAGTCTGTCCAAAGTTGCATTTGGTCTCCACAACACTCCTCTCTTTTAAATGTATATGTCGGCATAATTTTCTCCCATGTTTATATATGTGTCCATCGCCACACATATCTAGGATTCTTTATCAAATCCTCACCATCTTGACACATTCCTATACTTTCCCTATGTTCTGGCACTTGTTCTTGTATTCTCCAATGGTCTTTTGTCATCAATCTTGTATCCGTGATACCAATACCATCTATCTGTGTTTTAAAACCAACCTCATCACCCAACATTGTAATGTTCTCTTCATTCCATATTGTTCTCTTACTATTTGCATGTAATATAGCAGTTCCATCTTTTTTTAGTAGATACTTTATTACTTTAATAACTCTTCTATTATATTCCCAATCCTCTGGCGCATCTAGTTCATAAACTGACCATGGGCCAAAACAAAATACAAAGTCTGCAACATTAGGTTTGAAGATATCAGGCAAAGTATTTACATCTCTTTGTAAATCTACTTGTGGTAAATGTGTAAGGTCTACACCAATAACATTTCTTACAATCGGTTTGAAATAGTTAGCACCACACCCCAGATCAATAACTAAATCTGGTTTATGTGCCGCTATCTCATTTGCTAACTTTTCACCAGAGAGAGTTCTGTATTTTGGTAGATTTTGTCTAGTAGCAAAATCCACTGGATTTGTATATCTCTCTCTAACATCATCTATTTCTACACCACTAATATTTCTTTTTTGGTGTAGTCTGGAATCATAATCGTTCATCGTGCCATCTCAAAGTGCATCCTTGGTCTTACCCTAGTTTCACCCTCAACATATTCGTCTTTATTAAATCTTCTATTCCACTCGTTCACCACAACCTCTTGTACATTTCCAGAGATTTTAAGTGGATCACATCTTGGATCTGTAACCACAGCATCCTCTGGCGCTTTAACACCCAACTGTGTATAGCCTGGCTTCTTCTCTACATTACTTGTAACACCATCATAATACATTTGTAAATGTTCATCTGTCATCATACTTACATCTGTATGTTCTGCTTCTATGTTTATAACATCCATGTTAAATTCTTTTGCCCAGAAGTGAACCTCATCAAATGTCCACTGATAATATGGATATCCTGCTTTCTTAGCTCTTTTATCATCGCCTGGCCCGCCTGGCCTTGCATGTCCAAATATCCTTGGTGCCATCTTAGTAAAGATATCAAAGTTCATATACATATCTTCCATAGTTCCAAAGTTAAATGTTCCTACACAGTATATCATATCAAACTTTGGATGTTCTTTTAGATAAAAGTTTCTAACATTATCTACAATGTCAGGCCCAGTAGGATGTCCAAAGTCACGATACTCTAAAAGGTCAATACCAGTAAGCCCAGGGATGTGTTCTTTAAATTTATTTGCACCACAACCAACATCTAAAACTGTATTTGGTTTTACTTTTTCATTTATATACTTTACGCCTGGAGCTCCAGTGCAACTTCTATACATAGAAAAGTTTCTTAATACTGGATTAGAGAAATCTGAAAAGTGTCTTTTTAAATTACTTATTTCTGTTTTGTTCATCTACTACCTCATAATGTTCACCAGTGTTTCCATTTTGTCCTATGATGTCCACCCTTCTTGTATATTGATCTTCATCTCTTTCCCATTTTAGCATATTGTTTTCATCTACTAATTCTTTTATTCTTTTATATAAAGTATATTTTTCTTTTGTTAGTTGTGCAATCTCACGCCGATAGAGATCGGCCTGAGACATACCACTCTGGGATTTCTCTTCCATTTATCTTACCTTTCCATGTTGCAAATCTTTTCTTCTCATTTATATAGTATTTACGATAGGCCCCAATGCTGTCACCAACAATCTTACAGTAATCAGGCATCGCTT